TCCCGGTTGGATCAATCTATTTCAACGCCACCAATTCGACCAACCCCGGCACTTTGCTCGGCTTTGGAACTTGGGCATCGTTTGGTGCTGGCCGCGTCCTTGTAGGCTTCAACGCTAGCAACACGCTGTTCGACACCGCTGAAGAGACTGGCGGTAGTTATGACGCAACGCTGGTGTCGCACACGCACTCCGCTACATCTACCTCGACTTCTTCTTTTACCGGTAACGCGCTAGCGGGGCACGCACACACGTATGCCACAGGAACTGAAGGCGGTACGGCTGGGCTTTCTTTCAATAGCAATGGTGCCACCGCAACTTCCACGTCGAGCGTATCTGGCGGAACTCCTTCTGGTTCTGTTAGCACAACGACATCGACCACTGTCGCATCCAATGGCTCTTCAGCTACCAACGCTAACCTCCCGCCATATATCACCGTGTACATCTGGAAGCGGACTGCATGATCACGCATCACTTCAGCGATGGGCTGTACGCCAAGCAAGCGGTGATCCCCGCAGGCACGGCCATCCTGAAGCACACGCATGACTTCAGCCACCTGTCGATCCTGGCTGCGGGCAAGGTGGCGGTGATGAAGGGCGATGAGATTGAGGTGGTCGAGGCCCCGGCCTGCATAGAGATCAAGGCTGGTCTGACGCACGGCGTCAAGGCCATCACGGACTGCGTTTGGTTTTGTATTCACGCCACTGACGAGAAAGACCCGTCAAAAGTGGACGACGTTTTGATTGGAGTTTGATATGCCATTTGCTGCTATTGCTGGTTTAGCTGGCGGTTTGCTTGGTGGGAGTTCCGCCCGCCGCGCTGCTGAAGCGCAGTCCCGCGCACAAATTGAATCGGCGCGTATTGCAGCCGAAGAAGCGCGGTTCCGCCCGGTCGGCATCACGACACGTTTCGGTCAGTCGCAGTTCCAGACTGGCCCAGAGGGGCGTGTCACTGGGGCCAGCTACACGCTCGACCCACAGCTGGCGGCCATGCAGGACCGCTTCTTGGGTCTGGCTGGTGGCGGTCTGACACAAGCCGAGCAGGCGCAGCAGCAGTTCGCGCCGTTGCAAGGCGCAGGTCAGAGTCTGTTCGGCCTTGGCCAGCAGTACCTCGCCCAGTCGCCGCAAGAGGCCGCACAGCAATACATGGCCGGGCAGCAGAACCTGCTGGCCCCCAGCCGTGAGCGTCAGTTTGCGCAGCTTCAGAACCAACTGTTCAACACAGGCCGTGGCGGCTTGGCCGTGGGCGCGACAGGCGAGCGCCCAGGCGGCGGCGCAGGTCTTGGCGCAGCGAACCCCGAGATGGAGGCGTACTACAACGCTCTGGCCCAGCAGGACGCGGCTCTGGCAGCGCAGGCTCAGCAGGCAGGCATGGACCAAACGCGTTTTGGGGCTGGTTTGTTTGGCTTAGGCGGCGAATTGCTGCGGGGTGGTTATCAGGGCCAAGTGGCCGCGCTATCACCTTATGAGGCATATCTGAAAGGTGCCACTGGTTTGGAGACGCTTGGCCAATCCGCATTGGACATCGGCGCACAGCTGGGCGGCCGTATGGCCAACCCGGCAGGCGCTCAAGCGCTACTGCAAGGCGGCACGGCCGCTGCGGGCACACAGGCCCGTGCCGACGCCTACAATCCGTTTGCAACTGCATTGACAATGGGCAGTCAAAACCCTGCCTTGGTGTCTGGTTTGGGTAAGTTGTTCGGCGGTGGTGGGCAAGCTGCGTTTTCGCAAACAGGATTTGGTGGTTCTGGTTTTGGAACCGGACTAGCCTATGGCAACCAAGACCTCGGCGCGTTCATCTAAGGAGTAAGACATGGCAGATATTGTTCCATCCCTGTTCGGAGTCACTCCGGAGGCTTATCAGCAAGCCCAGATGAACCAGGCTGATGCTCGAGCTTTGCGATACGCCGAGCTTGACCCTTTCCAGCAAGCCAATTACGCCATCGGGCGTGGCGCATATCAGCTCGGTGGTGCCATTGGTGGTGCTTTGGGCGGACAAGACCCTGAACTTATGCGCATCTCAGCGCGTCAGCAGATTGCAAGCCAGCTCAACCCGAACGATCTTGGAACATTTGATCGTGGCATTGAAATGCTGCGTCAAATTGGCGATGGTCAAGGGGTTTTGATGCTTACAGTTGAGGCTGATAAGGCTCGGCAGCAAGCTCTTATTCGTCAAGATGCAGAGCAAAAACGTCAAGACGCACAGTTGGCACGCCAACAAGCGCTTCAGGCCCAGCAAATCGCCCGTGGTGCTTATCAGCCAGGTCAAGAAGTCTATGGTGAAGACGTCATGGGCCAGCGAGTTGGCGAGGGAATGACTGCGCCATCCTATGACATCAATCGCGTTGCTCCTCAGTTGATGGCGCTGGGTGCGGCTGGCCAGCAAGTGTTGCTTGGCGCTGCCAAGGTCAATGAGGATATGGCCAAAGCTGAAAAGCTGGCCGCAGAAGCAATTTCAGCCCAACAAAAGGCAAGATTTGCTGGATCAACAGAACAAGCCGAAGCGCAAAAGAAAATTGCAGACGCAGAGACAGCAAGGGTTCAAGCCTTGTTTGCAGAGCGACTGCAACAAGCTGGATTGACTGAGAAAAACTGGAACATCAAGAATGTGCAGAGCCAGATCAGCACCCGTGCAGCGGAACTTGGACTTAATGCCCAAACAACTGCTGCAACAGTGGCAGAAAAACTTGCCAGTATTTCTGATAAGGCCAACACCCTGCCGGCCGACACCAGAAAACTGATCAACGATTCAGCCGTCCTTGCATCAACAGCAAAGCAGTCTGCCAACCAGATGAATGACTTGGCGAATCGGATTGAAGGGCTTGGTGGATACGGCGCTGCCTCCAGACTTGGTGAATTTGCCAAATCTACAATTGGTGCTGAAGGTTACGAAACCTCACTGCGCCAAGAATACACACGGGTCAGAAACTCAGCAGCCATTAAGGCGCTGCCACCAGGCCCAGCCACTGACAAAGACATTGAGTTGGCTTTGTCTGGTTTCCCGAAGAACACTGCCGACTCCAAGTTGGTTGCTCAGTTCTTGCGCGGCATGGCAAAGTTGCAAGACATTGATGCGGCAGTGTCCAACGCCAAAACAGATTGGTTGGCGCAAAACAATGGCACCCTGACCAGAGCCGGAAAAACTTTTGTGGCTGGTGACTTTACCGTTCGTCCAGGCGAGAGTTTCAACGATTTCACGACTCGCGTTGCCAAAGATGTAAATGCACAATATTCTGGCACTGGTAGAGATGCACAGCGTCAAACGCTGATCAATCAAATACCGACCAATCAGCCACCCCAAGCTGCGCAGCCAAACGTGATGAGTCAGGCTGACGCAATAATTAAAGGGAAAAAGTGATGGCAAAAGCAGAAGAATATGCAGCCTGGATTGTCCAAAACAAGGACAAACAAGGCACGACAGACTTTGAAACTGTTGTGCAGGCTTATGAGGTTGCAAAGCGCAATGAAAACATTGCTGCAACTCAAGCGGCGACAACACCTGCACCAGCACGCCAAGGTGGAATCATTGACACCTTGATCGGCGCTGGTGAAACTGCGCTGACTCTTGGAACAGCTGCAACTGGTGGCCTTCTTGGGACAATTGGCGGCGGTCTTACAGGGTTGCGCGAGCAAGTGCAAGCCGGTCAATTTGGCACGCCACAGGCAGCCAGAGCAATCAGCGAACGCGCCGCAGCTGGTGGTCAGCGTTTCACCTACGCACCAAGGACAGAAGCAGGGCAAGAGCAAGTTCAGGCCCTTGGAGAACTGTCTCAAGCATTTCCACCAGTTCTGCCAGGCGCATTGCCAGTTGGCATGTTTGGTCAATCAACCCGTCAGGCACTGCCAATTATTGAGGCAACAGGCTTGCGTGGCGCTCAAGCCGTCCAGCAAGGCACCAGACAGGCCGTACAAGGCGTTCAGCGCACGCCAAGCATAGTGCGTGAGGCTTTGGGCATGGAAGCGCCTGGTGCAGCTCAAACTGGCCGCGCAAGTGGTGGCGCAGCGGCAACGCCGGCCGAACTTCAGCGAATTGCCACAGCACAAGGTCTGCCTGTCCCTGTTGAATTGACAAAAGGTGCAGCAGGCCGAGAGGCTGGTCAATTGGCGTTTGAAAAAGAGCAGATCAGAGGACCATTTGGTGCGCCTTTGATTCAACGCGCCGAGGAAAACAACCTCCAAGCCTTGCAAAATTTTGATGCGCTGGTAGACATGACTGGCGCTCAAACTGCGGCCATTGGCCCAGCAGCGACAGGCAACGCTGTCATTGACGCGCTGTCTAAGGGGTGGCAGGGCGCAAAAGCCAAGACGTCGGCGGCTTACACCAAGGCCGACAAGTCTCCAGAAGCACTGGCGCAAGTTGATTTGACAGCGCCAAGAACTCTCAAATATGGAGAGCAAGAGACGGTCACGACACTGTTTGATTATTTGAACAGCAAGCCAACCGGCGTGCCATCTTCCGCAATCCCAGACACTGCAAAACAGTACGCTGTAAAACTTGGGATTGCCGACATGGATGAACAGGGAAACCTTGTCCCAAGGCCAACAGACGTCAAGACACTGGAACAGTTGCGCCGAGAAATCAGCGCCTCAACAGACTACGACATTGTGAACAAGCGCGAGTCTGCAATCATCAAGTCTTTGATTGATGAGACCACCAAGGATGTGGCTGGCCCTCTTTATACCGAGGCCAGGGCATTGCGCGAAAAGCAGGCCAGAAAATATGAAGGCCGCGCTGTTGTCGCCAACTTGCTGACCACAGTTAAGGGCAAAGACGATCCAAAGATTGCTGCCAGCGAGGCATTTCAGAAATCAATTCTGAATGCCACTCCTGAAGAAGTGACTTTCCTGCGCCGTGTTTTGCTGACCAGTGGGAAAGATGGGCAAAAAGCAATGAAAGAGTTGCAGGGTGCAACCATCAAGCATTTTGAGAACATGGCGACAAGTGGCCTGCAAACAGACTCATCAGGGCGGCCAATCGTGTCTCCTGCAAAGCTGAACAATGCGGTCAACTCTCTTGACGCCGATGGCCGACTGGACATCATCTTGGGCAAGCAACAGGCCCAAATTGTCAGGGACTTGAACGAGGTTGTGAAATATGTCAACACAGTCCCACCAGGCACCCAGATCAACAATTCAGGGACCGCTATGGCATTGATGACTGCATTGGGCGAGGCTGGTGCAACTGGCGCAATGACTGGCCTGCCTGTGCCTGTTTTGAGTTTGGTCAGGGCTGCCACCAGCCAGATCAAAAACAACAAAGTCAAAGCCAGGGTCAACCAGGCTCTGAACAAGGCAGAAGCAGCCAAACCCAAGGAGTAAGCCATGAACCTAAGCGATCTGAACCCACTGGCCGCTATTGGCGGCAAGCTGATCGACCGTTTTCTACCTGACCCGGCCGCAGCCGCAGCCGCAAAGCAGGAGTTGGAGCAAATGCAACAGAACGGCGAGTTGGCCAAGATGGCCAACGAGACCGACCTCTACAAAACCGAGCAGAACAACCTGACCGACCGCCTCAAGGCCGACATGGGCAGCGACTCTTGGCTGTCCAAGAACATCAGGCCCATGACGCTGATCTTCATCTTGGTGGCGTATTCGACGTTCGCCATGATGAGCGCGTTTGACCTTGAGACCAACCAAGCCTACGTCGAGCTGCTTGGGCAATGGGGCATGCTCATCATGTCCTTCTACTTTGGTGGCCGCACGCTCGAGAAAATCATGGACATGAAGGGTAAGAAGTGATCACAGCCGAACAGCTCAAAGAACTGCACATCTCCGAGGACTGGCTGGAGCCCCTGAACGAGGCTTTCCAGCGCTACGAGATCAACACGCCTTTGCGGATGGCGGCGTTCATTGGCCAGTGCGCCCATGAGTCCGGCAACTTCAAGACCTTGCAAGAGAACCTGAACTACAGCGCCGAGGGCCTGTGCCGCGTCTGGCCAAGTCGCTTCCCCACGCTGGAGGCCGCAAAGCCCTACCACCGCGACCCCGACAAGATCGCCAACAAGGTCTACGGCGGCCGCATGGGCAATGGCACCGAGGAGACTGGCGAGGGCAGCCTGTACAAGGGCCGTGGCCTCATCCAGCTCACCGGCAAGGACAACTACACCCTGTGCGGTGATGCGCTGGGCGAAGACTTCATCCACAGCCCCGACCTGGTGCTGGCCCCCAAGTACGCTGCGCTGTCAGCCGCCTGGTTCTGGAATAAGCGAGGTCTGAATAAAGAGGCAGACGCAAAAGATTACACCGCAATGACCAAGAAGATCAATGGCGGTGTGATAGGTTTGGACGACCGCGTCAAGCACATCAACCACGCCTTGGAAGTCCTCAGCGCATAAGCGCGAGCAGCCCGACCATTATCAGGTTGGCCCCCAAGGCCACCAGCACGAGGAAGGCAAGCCGCCCCAGCCAATACCGCCAGACAGACTCTGGCAGTGGCTCGGCGGCTTTCATCTTTTGGCCGATCTTGGCCACGCGAGCCGGGCAATCCCGGCCCTGATTGCACTCGTAATCGCAGCAGTTCACGGTGCCTCCGTCACGTTTGTCTTGAGGTAGGCCGTCAGGCGGCGAATCTTGCCCTGGTAATACTCCACCATCTTGGCCGAGTATTCCTGCGTGTCCTGCACTTGCAACAGCTCACGCTTGGCGGTCTCCAGCTCGCGCAGGGCGATGGTCTCTGCGCTCGGAGAACGAAATAGATTCTTGATGTTCATGCTATTACCCTTGCTTTCTTGTTTGTAATGTCCTTGACGACTTCGCCGATGGCTTTCTCCATCTGAGCGACGGTGCAGCGCTCGAGCTGCGCGTCATGCAGTTCCATGACGGTGTTGGCCGCGTTCAGCTCGGCCCCAGTGAACACGAAGCGGTCGCCCAAGCTGATGCCTCGCTTGCACATCGACAGCAGCGCGTCCTGGCCTTCCTTGATCTCCTGCGACCAGTCGCGGCCAAGGGCCGGGTCAACCCGCGCCAGCGCCTCTGTGATGTTGAACGCCTCAATCAGCACATCCATGTCCTTACGGGTGGCGGTGCCCTCCACCACGCAGCGCATGGCCAGGTGGTTCTTGATCCGCACGTTGCCCATGACCTCGGTGGCGGTCAGCACGGGCCGCAACCCAGAGATGACCCAGTTCAGTGGGTCAGGCAGCTGCGCCTTTGGGCGGTATTTGCTGCGCTTACGCATGGTCGGGCCTTGGGCAGTTGGGTGGGGCTGGATGCAGGCAGTAAACCGCAGCCCACTGGCCTCGGTGCGGGCCTGTCCATCGGTCGATGTAAACGTCTGGCATAGACTCAACCGTGTTGCGCAGCGTGTCCTCTCGGACGCCTGTTTCCTTGTGCAACTCCGCCAGCGTCATGCCGTCAGGAGAATGGAGCAATATGACGCGGATTGCAGGAGCGTGTAAGGGCTTCATGAAATATCTGTAGGCGTTGATTGCAATTTTTAGATCGTCTTGCAGTTGTAAAATTTCCAAACTGGCTTCTTTTGCAAATCGAGCAAGGTTCTTGGCCTCCCAAGATCGAAAATCAGTCATGTGATTTGGCTTTCCATTGGTCAATTCGTTTCATTTGTTTCCCTTCAGCAATGCAAAGATCGACTTGTGACAGCGCGCGCATCTGTAGTGGTACTTGATGCCGCAGTTGGTTGGTTCCCAGCGGTGTTTACATGTCATTTCTTCTCCTTAAGTTTGGCCCCGATAGCATCACGCACTTGGGCAATGCGCTTCATGTACTCGATGGCTTTCTTGTTGTCTTGTAGTTGCGCGGCAACAATCGCGTTTGCTTGTATGAAGTGCAAGTCCATCAAAAACCGCTTGGCATCGCGTAGGTCGTCATCGGTCATTTCGTCACCTGCCTTATCGCTGTTTCAATCAAACCCGAAAGCTCAGTCCACTCTGCTGCGGTGAACAGGCTCATGTGAAAGTCACCGATCTGCGCTTCGTTTGGTGCAGCTTCTGAATTTGCGTCTGGCGCTGTAACTGTTGTGATGTGCAAGCCATCCATCTCAATGGTGACTTCGCTTACTCGTGAATTGAATGTGCTCATGATGCGTACCCCGTTACCAATACATGGTTCTTTGCTTCTTCCAAAGCGCCGACCAACTCAAGTCGGTTCTCAATCTTGGAGCACTTGATTTTGAATTGCCCACTGCCACGGTGGAACATCAGCACGATGACTGCATCAGGCTCCTCGTCAATGGCCTCGTTCAGTGTGACCTTGGCCGCTACTTTGTACTCATCGAATGTCAGTGATTTAAGTTTGCTCATTTGTTTCTCCTCTTGCTCGGATTGCTTCGTGCAATTCGATGTCGCCAGTGAAGTCGTATTGATGGCGGTGAAAAGCTTCTGCCATTGCTGCACAAGCCTCGCGCTCTTGCGCGACTGCGGCCTCTACCAGACGCCTTAGTTCAGGAGAAACGTAGGGTGTGCCCAGAAAAACCAGCATCGGATAGCCAACTGCTTTAGCTAACTCTGTGATGCTTTTCATGCGCTTGCTCCTTAATTGCGTAATCGTGAAATACCGTGCCCTTGCTTGCATCTCCTACTTTGCAAGATTTAACCCAGACGTTCTTACCGGTTGACAACCTTCTTAAATGGCCTCTGCGCTCATGCAGCCGGGGTGATGCGTGTGTACCACCTTTTGCTTCTTGGCGAGGCTTAGATGGCTCAATCCACACAGTTGTCCAATCGTAGGTAGGCATCTTTCCTTGTTGCACCTTGCGGCGGTTAGTGAAGGTGTCCCGCACCGATGGGATGTAGGCTTCAATACGCTGATTCATAGCGCTGTACCAAGCCCCAATTTGCGCCAACATGATTTCTGCCAGTTCTTTATCAACCGGCTCATCATCACTGACTGCGCCGTATCGGATGTTGTCATCCTCAATAAAGTAAAACATTGCAGGGATTGGGCGCAGCCTTGCCCCGGTTGGCCCTTTCCACATCGACACCGTGATGCCTTCATCTGGGTCAATACCAGCCACAAGCATCAGGACTTCATAATTTGAGTGACTGCGTGTCTTGCCTTGCCAAGTAACAAAGCATTTGTCAAATGGTGGACGATGCGTCATCACGGGATCAAGATTTGCTTTTTGTTGATCTGAAAATGCGCCGGTTAAATCAAACCATTTGATGTCAACAATGTCTATGCCTGCCTCAGTCATAAGCCGCATGGAGTCACGGACTAATTTTGTTGTCATTTCTTGCTCCTCCAAAACGCCCACACATACACGGCTGTGTGAGCAATGCCGATAAGCCACATCCACCAAGTCATCATGTACCCCTTGTGCCCCAATCGGGCATAGATTCTTTTGAGGCCAATGCCTCCAACTTGACGTTCAGATCATCCAACTCTTGCACGCCAAAGCTGCGGCTGCAATAGTTGGACCAAAACCATGTGGCTTCTTCCCAATGGCAGTCCTTAAACAGTCTGTCCCGAACAAAACAGCCGGGGCTGCTGGGCATATACAGCTTCAGCGGATTGTCAATCTCGGCCTGCATTGCTGAGGCGATGGCGGTGTAGTTCATGCTGACCACCCGTAAAACAGGCAAGCGGCCAAGCCAACGCCAATGACGAGGACGGTGAGGTAGTCGAGGAGGGTTTCAGTGTGTTTTTTCATGGTGGGGTCCTTGATGGTTACGGCTTGCGAGTTTATTAAGACTTTGCTGATTAACCATGACATTACGCAGCTGCAATCTCAAAAGCCAAGGCTTTGGCAATAAGTTGCTCATGTGTAAATCCATTGACTTTTTTACCAATAGCTTTTGCAGCCATTTTTCTCATTTGTTGGGCATTTGCTTTAAACTGATCTTTGGCTTGCTCTACTGTGCATCCAAAAATTTCTGCCACTTGTTGTGCTGTTTTTTGTGTTGTCATGATGTTGCTCCGTTGCGTTGTTGATGGCTACATCTTACCACAATTTCCCACATTATCATCAACCTAGGACAAACCCTAATCACTTCTTTTCTTTTGCCAGCCCCTGCTTGATGTAGTGCAGCACCTGTGCGGCCAGAGTTCTGGTGTGGCGCTCGGCGTGTTTGCGGACCTCCAGCTCCACATCAGCAGGCAGGCGAATGGTCATGTACTTGTCTTTGATTTGCTCGGTCATGGTGTTCCTTTGTGTTGGTTAAAAAAGGCAGTGATCTGCTCCTTGGCATCATCAGCGCCCTTGCACACTTTAGCACAATAACCCACTTCTTCCAGATACTTAATCCAATCCTTTTGATCGGCGCTCACTACGCCACCCTTGATGCGCTTCATCTCAATCCACAGTTTCCACGCAGGGATGAACAGATCAGGCACACCAGCAGATACCCCCTCGACCTTCAGCCTGGCGGCCGCTGCAAGGCTGCGCTGGCCACCGTTGGGGATTGCAAAGATGCGAACGCCTCGGTGCGTCTGGCGGAACCAGCGCACCAGCTCGCGCTGCTCCTCATGTTCGGTTGGGATGCGATCAGTCAAAACGGCACCTCGCGTTCCCACTTTGGGCAGGCACCCAACTCGGAAGCAAACTCAACAGGCGGCTGCATGAAAAACTCAACGCATTGCCCATCATTGCCGTAGTGCTCGCAGGTGTGGCAGCACTTTGGTGGCCCAGCGGCCAGCCACTCTTTATAGGCTGTCACCATCTCAGGTTCGGCGTGTCTCATTTCAGCCCCTTCTGCATGGCCTTGACCCAGCACCGAGCGCAGTGCCACTTCTCGCGCACCTCGATGCCGCCCCTTGGCTCCTTGGGCAGCTTGCACAAATCACACAGACGCAGCTTCTGCGCTTTCACCATTTCATCAATCATTCCACTTTCTCCTTGTTACCTTGAAAAATTTACCGTCCTTGCGAAACTCAATCATTGATGGCGGCGTGGCATTGTTCATGTTCTGCACCATCTCAATCATCGTTGGCACATTCAGGCCACCAGAAACAACCTGAGAGCGCTCTGCAATTGTGATCAGCTTCTGCAAGGCCACCTGACCCGCATAGCCTTCGTGTGCGATGGGCAAATACTCGGTGATCGGGGCATCACTCAGGCTGCCGTAATACGTCACCGCCAGCATCTCTTTGCCTGATTGCTTGCTGATGTGCTTGCGCCAGGCCCAGCTGCTCACCTCGAGCTCTTGCCCCTCCAGCCCCATGATGTCGTCATTGCGCAGTTGCAGCTTCTTGGCCTCCCTCACAGGGAAAGGATGGCCGCAGGCTGGGCACACCGTTGCCGAGATATGGACCAGCTCGTCGCAGTTCTCGCAGGCTTTGACTGGTGCCTCACCATTGCCGTCGCCACCCTTCTTTGGTGGCTGCACGTTGGTGATCGGGCCATGTGTGGCCACCACCCCGGCAAAGTCCAGCACAAGGCAGTGATCGGTATGGCTCTTTACCCTCATGCCGCGACCTGCCATCTGCACATAGAGGCTGGCGCTCATGGTTGGGCGCAGCATCACCACCAGATCAATGTCGGGGTAATCAAAGCCAGTTGTCAGCACATTGGCGTTCGTGAGCGCTTGCAGCTTGCCAGCCTTAAAGTCGGCAATGATTTCATCGCGCTGCTTCTTTGGTGTGTCCCCAGTCACGCACGCAGCGGCTACCCCCTGCTGGCGCAGCGCCTTGGAAATGTGCTGGGCGTGCTGGACACCGGCGCAAAAGAACAGCCAAGCCTTGCGCTCGCCAGCCAAAGCCATGACCTCTTGCACCACGGCCTGATTCTTGTCATCGGTGTCCACCGCAGCCTGCAACTCGGATTCAATGAACTCGCCGCCGCGCTTGTGAACGCCAGTCACATCCAGCTTGGCCTTGGTGACCTTAGATCGCAGCGTGGACAGGTAGCCCTTGTAGATCAACTCCTCGATGCTGATCGGCTCAATCAGGGCATCAAAGAGCGCAGGCTTGTCGGTGATCAGGCCATGCCCCAAGCGGTAAGGAGTGGCCGTCAAGCCCACCACCCTGATGGCTGGGTTAATGGCTGCAAGCTGCTCCAGCAGCGTGCGGTAGCCGCCCTCGTCCTTGTGGTTGACCAAGTGGCACTCGTCGATAATCACCAGGTCAATGTGGCCCAACTCACGCGCCTTAGTGCGCACCGACTGGATGCCAGCAAAGGTGATCGGCTCGCCCAGATCACGCCGGCCAATGCTGGCGCTGTAAATGCCCATCGGCGCACCGGGCCAATGCTGGCGCATCTTCTCAGCGTTCTGCTCGATCAGCTCCTTGACATGGGTCAGCATCAGCACCCGCGTCTCGGGCCAAGTCTGCAAGGCATCCTTGCACAGCGCCGCCACAATGTGACTCTTGCCTGAGCCAGTCGGCAGCACCAGGCAGGGGTTACCTTTGCCACCGGCAGAGAACCAGGCATACAACTGGTCGATGGTGCGTTGTTGGTATTCACGGAGCATGGTCATTCCGTTTCATACAGTTCGCAAGACTCTGAGCAGCCACCGTCTGCGTACAGATCAAGCTGCGTTGGCGCTCTGGCCATCATGTCTTTGTGATTCAACGCCATCAGTCTGAAAGTCTTGATTGATGTGCGTCCACGGAAAAATACGCGATCTGGTGCATCGTTGTATTTGGCGAACTCAGGGCCGGTTCGCGGATACTTATCCTCCATGCGCTCAAAGAAATCGAACTGAGATGGGTCTTCGTGGTGGAGCTTTGTCAGTTTGGCAAAGCTCTTTTTCCAACAAGTTTTGCAGTTACCTTGGTGTTCCAACAACTGCAAGTCAAATGCCTGGTCTTCCCACCAGTCCAACACATCCTGTTTGTCAGCAGGGAACCAATCCACAAGCGGATACACCACACTGCGGGTTTTGTCATCCTTGACCCGACGCAACTCGTCCGTGCGGATACCAATCGCCAAATCGTAGTCACGCTTACTCCAGCCGATTGACTTGAGGTACGACTCAATCGGAGCGCGCTTCAAGTTTCGTGTGCAATGCGGAGCCTCCATGTTCGAAATTCCGTACTTCTGAATCATCTTTTCAAACGGCTCACCATTGCGGCTTGCAGTCTGAAACGTGACAACCTTATGCGACATGCCAACTCCCATCTCCTCGTTGGTCACACCCTCAAGCCACACAGTATTGAATCCAAAGTGAGTGTCGCAGTCGTGAACAAATTGAAGCGTGGCCTCGTTCTCAAAGCCGGTATTGGCAAAGATCACTTTGATGTCGTATTCACCAGGCTTGGTGTCCAGAATTTTTTTGGTCATGTAGCCAGATGTGCGGCCACCACTGAATGAAATTACAAGTTTTTTCATCCCACCACCCTCGCATCCCAATCCCTGCGCATCTCAGCAATCAACGGATCACCACTGACGCAGGCGTCGGCATTTGCCAGCAGCTCACGCGAACTGAACACGCCCTCCTGCTCGGGGTCGCCATTGGCCACGTTCACGCCGTTTATCTCGTACACCGCTGTGAATTCATTTGGCCCGTCCTTGCGCTGCCAGGGCACCAGATCAGGGTGCAGGACATGGCTCTCGCAGCCTTGGTGCTGGGCATCCACTGGGATCACATCGTCCCACTTGGCGCAGTGCCATGTGCTGTCCGACAATGGCGTGGCCATTGCACAAGTGCGGCAGTTCACGTGCTTGGTGGTCTTAGACTGGTGGCAGAACTCTTGCGCATCACAGAACTTGCACTGATACCAACTTGGGTCAGTGCTGATCGGAGGAGGCATGCTGTCGCTCAAAGCAATGTAGTGGCCCCGGCGCACCGCCTTGTCGGCCACATCCTTGTCCAACTTGATGCGCTCAGTGTGGATGCGGTCATCGTCCTTGCAAACCGCCAGATACAGCGCACGGTCCAGCCCAGTGCCCGCCATGTAGACCTGCATCTGCACAAAATGCTCGGGCTTGGACTTCTCCACGCCGTCTTTGACCAGCGCGTCAAACGACTTCTTGCTGTGCGTCTTGAACTCGGCCACATGCTTGGTCTTGGGCGCTTCAGGCACACCACCGTCAATGATGGCATCCAGCGACCCAGACACATGCGACCCAAAGTCAACCCGGTGCTGGCTCGAGACCTTGCGCACATCCAAGCCAATCGCCCGCAAGTCGCTGATGATGGTGGCCTCCTCGTTCTGACCGCGGCGAAACAATCGCAAGATGCGGCCAGAGAACTCAGGCTGCACAGCCCACCTAAACGACAACCACAGCCACCTGTCGCAAACGTGACCAAGCGTGCTGGCCCCCAAGTGTGGCCGTGGCTTTTCTGCTCTGCCCTCATGGTGCTTATCAATCAGTGCTTGAATGCTATGATCGCTCTCAGGTATCTTCATGTTGCTTTCCTTGCGAGTTGAGGTTTGCCCCGACCCTAATCAGTCGGGGCATTTTTTTTGCTTACTTCTTAGCCCAAGGAGGCGCAGCCTTGCCGGCAGCAGGAGCACTTGCAGCAGGCATGGCGGCTGCTGGAGCCGCACTGCCTGACAAGGACTTAAAGCCCTTAACCTCGTTGCTGGCACCATACTGTTCGTCTTGCTTGACCTCCAGCTTGATGCCGAGCTGGCCACCAATCAACTGGTCGGTGTCGGTCACCTTCGCCAAGCCAATCGCACGCATGATCTCGCCCAGCTGCTGGCGGCCAATCTCCTCAGCCTTGGGGTTGGCGTTCTTGATGTTCAAGTTGCCAAACACCACCCGACCCTGATGCGTTGGGCCGGTGATGTCATAACGCAGCTTGATGTACTGACCGTTGCCAGCCTTGGTGGCCTTGAGCTCAGCTTGGTTAATGGTGGCGGTGTACCAGCCAGCGGGCAAAGGTTCAAAGCTGCCAGAGTTGCCAACGGGCAATTCGTTGATGTCAAAAGATTCAGAAAGAAAAGCCATGATTTACTCCTTGGGGATGATTTTGAAAGATGGGCGGCCAGGCTTGGCCGTGATAGCACCGGCCAAAGGCCCAGTGATGGATTCGTCGGCAGCCTTCCAGACCGACATGTTGATTTCCGGCTTCCACCGGAACAGTGTTGAGAGGTGATCGGTCAGTCCAGACTCGGTCGCCAGCATTTGCAGCTTCTCGGAATCAACCTTGCGGTCAATGCGGCCTTCGATCTTGATCTCGAAGTTGCCTGCATTGACAGCCTCTGTTCCATCAAGCTGCTCTGAGATACGCGCCAGCTTTTTGATGTGGTCTTCAACAACTCGGCGATCTTCTGTCGCATCTTTTTCCTTTTGCTTTGCCTCTAGCCACATCTTGGCCAGAACGCTCATGTCGTTGGTTACGATCATGATGGTCTTGCCTTCAGCATGGCTTTGGCATAGTCATAGGCTTCATCGGCCAGCAAGGCAAACATTTCATCCAACAATGCCGGGTTATCTGTTGCCGCATCTTGATAATGCTTAGTCAGAATCAGTGATTGCATTGCCTGCCCTGCAAAGTAATCCCGCAAAGTCAACACCTCAGAGCATGGCGATGCTCCATCTTCGTGTAATTCGATCATGCTCGCACTCCAATCTTGGTAATGATGGCGCCAAGGTCTGGCGCTTCCCAGCTCTCCAGCTTGCCAGAGCGATCCTTTGCCAGCCACAGGCCATCCGAGTCGCACATCAGCGCCCGCTGGGTCACACCCTCGGCATCGCGCTCAACACGCAACGCCAGCACCTCGTCAAAGAAGTAAGGCAGGCCCTGCGTCAGGCTCTTGCCCGGCATGCCCGGGTTGTAAAGCATCTTGCCCATCTCGTCCGTGGACTTCTCCAGCTTGGCGCTCATGTAAACATGCTTGCCCGGCAAATCCCGAAACGCCCGGATCAGCTCTTGCATGGTAGTGTTCATCTCGCCATAAGCCGCCCGGCCGTCCTTGGACTTCTTCATCTCATGGGCCAGCACCACCTCGGCCACCTCGCTGATCGAGTCCAGCGCCACCGTCTCAAAGCCCGTGGCCTCCTTGCTGTCTCGGCACCAAGTAAACGCCTCACGCAAGTCATCCATTGACGAAATCTCAATGTAAGGCAAGTCAGCGTCCTGAATGGACAGCAAACCACCCTCGGCACTGAGCACGATCACATTGGGCAGCGTCTTGACCAAAGTCGTCTTGCCTGCACCAGCTTGTCCGTAAACAAGCAACTTCACCCCATTGGCAGATAGACTGCCGGTTGATTTCAAATTGATAGCCATCTGGCTCTCCTTTTTTGCACCACTGTCAGGAAATCTGTTTGTGGTGTAGCGACATTGTAGCGTATGATTCGCACATCGCAACATTTTTTTTCAACAAGGCAAAAACCATGATGACCCTTGAACAGATACGCCAAGCCCTTTCAGATCGAATGCCGATGAAAGTGGCAGAGGCCACCGGCCTGCACTACAACACCATTCGGCAGGTGCGCGACAACCCCGACGCCAACCCAACGCACAAGGTCTTGCAGGCTTTGTCGGATTACTTGGAGAGCAGGAAGGTGACGCATGGCTGATCTCTCAAGCATTCTCGGCGGCCCTTGGTCGCCATTGCCTCCGAAGGTGGTTGCATCTCCAGAGGCGCAACTCATCGACGCCATCAGAGCCGCTGGCCTCGAGCCACCAGACCACATTGAGATGGACGGCAAGATTCACCGATTCAAGTCTGGCACCAAAGGCAAGCCAGGCATCGATAAGCCAGGCTGGTATCTGGTGTTCGGCGATGGCATCCCAGCGGGCCGCTTTGGCTGCTGGAGGGCAGGCATTGAGGCCACATTCCGAGCAGACGTTGGCCGCAAGCTGACACAGACCGAGGAAATGGCGCACGTTAAGCGCTTGGCCGAGTCAAAAGCGGTGCGGGATGCCGAGATCATTCGCCAGCACCAAGTCGCCAGCGAGACAGTCGAGCAAATCTGGGCCACAGCAAACCCGGCCAGCCCCGAGCACCCTTACTTGGCCAACAAAGGCATCGGCGTGCATGGCGCACGCATCACAGGCGATGGCCGCCTGATGGTTCCCCTATACGACCAGAACGGCACCCTTTCAAGCCTCCAGTACATTGCGCACGACGGCGGCAAGCTCTACCACCCCGGTGGCCAGACCGGCGGAAAGTTCTGGCAGCTAGGCTCACTGGATGAGCCTGGACCACTGTATATCGCAGAAGGCTTTGCCACCGCTGCAACCATCCATGAGACCACCAATCGCCCTTGCATCGTGGCCTACAGCGCCAGCAACTTGGTGCCCGTCACCGGCAAGCTGCGCGACCTGTACGGCCCAGCCCAAGAGATCGTGATCGTGGCCGACAACGACGCCTCCGGCGTTGGCCAGCGTTACGCCGAGCAGGCCAGTGCCAAATACGGCGCTCGCACGGTGATGCCACCGGTCCAAGGAGACGCCAACGATTATGTGCAGTCCGGCAACGACCTGGCCAGCCTCCTAACCCCAACAGCAGACGACTGGCTCATCCCCGCCGATGAGTTCTCAGCCCAACCCAGCCCCATCTCATGGCTGGTCAAGCGCTGGATTCAGGACCAGGCCCTTGTGATGGTCCACGGCCCATCCGGTGGCGGCAAGACATTTGTGGTGCTGGACTGGTGCCTGCGCATTGCCAGCAGCACCCCCAACTGGTGCGGCAACAAGGTCCGCCCAGGTCATGTGGTCTATCTGGCCGGCGAGGGTCACCACGGCCTCAGAGGCCGAATCGCCGCCTGGAAGCACCACCATCAGGCCGGCAAGCTCAATATGTGGCTGTCCAAGCACGGCTGCGACCTCAACACCCCAGCCGGTTACCTCAAAGTGGTCGAGCACATCCGAATGCTGCCCGAGACCCCCAAGGTGATCGTGGTTGACACCCTGCACCGCTTCCTTGCAGGCGACGAGAACAGCGCCCAAGACGCCAAGACCATGCTGGACGCCTGCGGCAACCTGATGATGGAGTTCAACTGCACCGTCATTCTTGTTCACCACACCGGCGTCTCAGACGAAGCCCAGCACCGCGCCCGAGGCTCAAGCGCCTGGCGAGGAGCCCTCGACATTGAGATCAGCGTCATCCCCGGCAAAGATAACCAGCCCATGCAACTGGTCCAGCGCAAGAGCAAAGACGCCGAAATGGCCGAACCCAAATATGCCAGGCTTGAATCTGTGCAGATTCCCGGGTGGTTTGACGAGGACGGTGAGCCAGTTACTTCCGCCGTTTTGGTGGAATCTGAAGCACCAATATCAACCGCACAAAATGGCAAGTTCAGCGAGTATCTCGGGTATTTCAAGCGCGCATGGTTTGCCACAGGCGCAGAGCACGTCGATGGGTTCCCATTCGTTCGACGACAGCCACTAATCAATATCATGCCAGCCATTAACTCGGACTGGAAAACCCCAAGGCCGAAGAAATCGGGCGCCAGCAGTTGGGCGAGCTGATGCGCGCCTGCGGCATTTCGCGCGTGACCGACTCG